TCTACCAACCAATGTTGGTTTTTGAAAGTCCAATTTACTGTTTTTTCAAGACTTTTCCTAAAGTCTACTGGCACAGACCAACCCAAGTTGGCTAATTTATCTCCATTAAGAGCATATCTTAAATCATGGCCCGGTCTTTTAGAGTGATAATCTGTCATTTCGTAGTCAGCTTTCTTACCCATAATCTCAGAAATAATTTCAACCACCTCTAAGTTGGAAAGCTCTTCACAACCAGCAATATTGTAACGACCTTTGGAAGAGTCATGATTATCTAACACCTCCGCTGTATTATCCAATACGTAAATGAAAGCGTCAGCTACATTCCTAGCGTGAATATAAAATCTACTTCCAGCTTTTGTTCTATCTGGGTAAGAGTGAATATAAATCTTTTCATTGTTGAGAATTGATTTGATTACCTTAGGGATAAATTTTTCCGCATGTTGTCTTTCGCCAATAATATTCATGGTGTTGGTGATAACAATAGGAAGTCCGTAAGTGTTACAGTATGATTCACACAATGTCTCCCCAGCAGCTTTAGATGCAGAATAAGGGTTGCCGCAATTGAATCTATCCCCTTCTTTATAAGCAAAACCTTCTTTAGCGTTACCGAAAACTTCATCTGTAGAAAAATACATAAACTTTTCCAAGTCGGTACATTTTTGTCTTACAAACTCAAGAAGGTTCAGAGTTGAGTCTAAATTGTTTTTAACAAAATTAACTGGGTTAATAATTGAGTTTTCTACATGTGATTCTGCTGCGATATGCAAAACATAATTAGCATCAGAAATTTCTTTTTCCATACCTTCTGAAATTTCAGAACAAAGATCAAATGCGAACATTTTAAATCTAGGGTTTGACAATATGCTAGTCTCTTCCAAACGGGACATCCCAAAAGAAGAATAACTTAATTTATCTATGCAATAAATTTCCCAGTCGGTGTTCCGCAAAATATGGTCTGCTACATGATGCCCTACAAAACCACAGCCCCCTGTTAAAATCACTTTTTTCATTTTACTAGTTTCATTTTTATTGAGGGTAAATCATTTACAATCTCCTCCCCTTGAACTTCAAAACCCAATTTTAGGTATAAATTATACGCTCTAAAGTTATTTTTATCTACATAAATATAATAATCTTTTCCCCCAAATACACTAAAAAAAGAATCGTAAGCTTTAACCGCTAGTTTCTTACCTCTAAATTCTTCAGCTAAATCTAAGCCTATAAAAAACTCCCCCTTTACTGTCTGAGTCCTAAAATAACCAGCTTTTTTATTATTATATAAAAGTAAAAAATAATCTGGATTAGTAGAATCGAACCATTCAAAAGACTCCTCTAATGAGTATTTTTTTTTGTCATGCAAGTATTCAGAACACGAATTTCTAACCTTGTTAAAAAATGGTATATCTTTTGACTGAAATTTTTTTACCGAAAAACTATCTTTCATTAGTTCAATCCCCATCTAGTTTTGAACTGTAATTTCTTCCTGTGATGTATTAAAGAAGGATTGTAAAGGGCTTCTATCTCATGCATTCCGAAACTACTTTCAAAGTTGAAACGGTCTTCAGAATGATGTTCGGTAGAGAATCTTGATGCTACGTCTAAGCTTGGTATGCGGAATCCTTCGTTTTCTAACTGACTTCTAAGGAAACAAGAGATCACCACATCTTCATTGTGATTACGAAGGTAATTTTTATTATCTTCGAATAGTTCATAAGCTCGTTGACAAATTTTCTTAGACCTCAAGGAGAACCCCCCATTGCCACAGAATATCTTACCTCCATAATATATGGGCGCACCAATATAATCATAATCTAAGTAAGAATTAGACCAAGCTTTAGGATTCTGTATGAACCCATCGCAGTGAAAATTTATTACATATTCAGTATCAAAAGATTCTGCATATATCTTAAAAATCTCATCACCAAATTTGTTATGTGGTATCTCATCAATCATCTTGATCTCGAAATCAATAGGATCAACAGTAGGTTCTACACAAGTGTAAATTATTTTTCTTCCGAAATTTAAATTTTTAGAAGAGTTATTCCCTATAGAGATAATAGAATTTATATCTTGATAAATCTTATCTGATTTATTGGGGACAATGGATAAGTATGTTACCTTGCTGAGATCGGAATTTGCTACAACCATGCTAATGCACGATTATACCTCAAACCTCCTCTTCTTCAACCACCAGTTTGATTTCGCTTAAAAATGGGTAAGCATTCAATAAATCTTGGTGGTCAGCAAAACCTTCATCGTCCCAAGCCCACTCACTATAGACTTCTTCTTCATCCCAAGCTAAAACTTCATTAGAAACCATTTTGCTAACAGGTTTTTTAGACCAAAACTTGCAGCTCCAGTAACGAGGAGTAGTCTTATCTTTTGCTGTATCACATTTATGTCTAGCTCTGAAGCTTCGGCGACGAGCTGGATCATCCCGCTTGATTTCCATGTTAGGATCACCAAACTTAACCATGATAACATTACCAGTCTTGGGGCTTTTTACATAAACGCCATACTTCTTTTTGCCATCTTTTAGTCGAAAAGGCTTATTCAGAGTCTTTTTTTCTGCTTCTGTATACTCAAGATCTTCTGTCGAATCATCTTGTTCCCACTCGTTAGCTCCAGCTTTGACTAAATCAAGATGAGCAATGTCAAACTCGATATTAGCAAAATCAATAAAAGCTTCACCTTCATTCTCAAGGTAATACTCTTCAGACCCTTTTGCTACATCTTGGTCAGCAGCGCGATAAGATTTTTTAACTTTCCCTCCCCTGACCATTTTAAGGAATGTATTTACACGAGCCATTGCCCACTGGCCTCTAGTCTTGCCGGGGCGATGACTAGAAGAAAATGCTCCAGCGCCACGACGATAAATCTTCTTAAGCTGACCTAAAGTAACTTTTTTAGAATGTTTATCATTATGTTCTTTGACTTTATTCTTTAAAGCTTTGATGACTTTTTCTGAGAAGGTGATAGACCCGCCTTTTCCACCCGCAGAGCCACTTTTATTTTTGTCAGAACCTTTTTTCCGTTCAGAAGGTTTCGCTGGTGTTTGCGCTCCACTTTTGGGTCCACCACGTTTTGCGGCTTCACTTAATGCCAAAAGTTCTTTAATTTTCTTAGAAAAGTCCAACTCCATTGTATTTTTCTTTACACTTATTTTAAATATAAATGAAATTAACCTTCGCAAGATTTACATTCCATCAAGGATCTGGAAAGTTCCTGACTAGGGTTAGCGCTCCTTTGATAGTATAAACCTTTCACGCCATTCTCCCAAGCGTAAATCATAAGCTGATTGACCTCTTTCATGGGGGATTTAGGAGCCACCATAATATTTAAAGATTGACCTTGGTCTAAATACTTCTGTCTTTGAGCGGCTTGGATAACCACCTCTTTCTGAGATATCTCTTCGAAAGTTTTAAAAATATCTTTATCTTTATCAGACATGAAGCTCAAATGTTGAACAGACCCTCCCGTCTTCAAGACGCTGAGCCAAACATCATCATTATCTTTCCCATACCCAGCCAAACACTCTTTTAAGTAAGGGTTTCTGTAAGTGAACTTACCTTTAGCTAAGTTTTTGACAAAATAATTAGAATTTAAAGGCTCAATAGAAGGGGATACTTGACCCAAAATAAATGAACTGCTCGTTGTAGGAGCTATAGCCAAAGTTGTTGTATTTCTACGGCCATAGTCTTTAGCGTATAAAGGACCACCAAGGAGTTTAAATAATTCTTCCGTAGCTTTATCGCTTTTGTTTCTAATTTCTTTGAATATAGAGCTATTAGCTAGTTTAGCCTCCATACTCTCAAACGAAATCTTTTTGCTTTGTAGGTATGAATGCCAACCAAGGACACCCATTCCCAACGCCCTATGACGTTTAGCAAAATTGTGAGAAGCCTCCATAAAGGGAAGGTCTTCAGTCTTTTCAATATATTCTTGCATGACAGCATCCAAAAACATTGTCAAAGTTTCTATCGCATCAGTTTTGATGATCTCATCCCAACGGACAAGATTCAGAGAAGACAAACAACAAACAAAAGACTCATCTTCTTTAGATGGTAAACTAATCTCATTGCAAAGATTGGAGGCGTATATCTCCATACCTTTATCTTTGTAGCAATCGGGAGCCTGATTATTAGCTGTATCTTTGAAGAATAGATATGGGTAGCCTGTCTCAAACCTTTTCTTGATTACAGAAGCCCAAACCTGACGTTTTTCTGGATCTCCACTAATCATAGATTTCATCCATTCATCTCCGACTGTCACCCCAAAAGACATTTCTTGGATAGGATTACCTTCGCTCCTGATCCTCAAGAACTCTTTAACATCAGGATGATCAATTGGTAAATAAGCAGCAAAAGAACCTCGACGAACATTTCCTTGAGAAACTACAGCTGCCACTTTGTCAAAAAGCTCCATAAAATGGACTGCTCCAGAAGACTCTCCACCAGAATTAATCTTTGCCCCCCGCGCCCTTAGATCACCAAAATAAGCAGAAGTTCCAGAACCATGCTTCGTCTGCATCCCTACTTCACTTTGTTTGGATAAAATCCCATCCATTCTGTCAGGCACATAAACCCCATTACAGGATATAGGCAATCCCCTCTTTCTGCCGAAGTTTGACCACACTGGAGAAGCCAGAGAATAAAATCCCTGCTCCATATAAGAAACAAACTTATCAGAGAAGCCTTCAATACCCAAATAACCTTGAGCTGTATTAGCTATGCCCCTTATTCTTTCTTCTGGAGTCTCACCTTTTAAGTAGCCCCTCTCAAGAAAAATTCTTGAGTCCTCATTTAGCCAATAATATTCAGTCATTAAAACAATTCTTCTGCGTTGAATGTCTGTGAATTCTTTGAGTATTCAACAGGTCTAGAGTAAAAGAAATCTGTAGCATTATTGCCAAGCAGTTCCTCTTCAAACCAGATCGTATCTTTCAGCAGATTCTTGTCAACATCGAAAGCTTGTCTAAAGCCTATTTTATCTAAAGAGTCATTGATCCTATTCTTGATAAACTCTTTAAGGACGACAGCATTTAATCCTTTCTGCCGAATACCGTTGATCATCCAATCAACAATCTTGCTCTCTGCTTCAAAAGCTTGGCCAGCTTCGTGCAGAATTCTTTCCTCCAACTCATCATCAAAAAATTCAGGATGCTCTTCACGGATAGTGTTAATGATTTTCATTCCGACCAGAGCGTGAACATTCTCTTCATTGCGTGTATATTTCACTTGCTGGTCAGTATCTTTCAGAACGTTTTTATTGCGAGCAAACCAATTTATGACGTAAAACTGAGAAAACAGAGATACATTCTCTACAAAAAGAGTGAACAGTATCAAAGCATAAACATATTGCTTCTTGTTGTTCTTATAAAACTTGTGCGTGTATTTACGTAGGTAATCAACCCGACCTTGGATGAAGTCTAATTTCAAGTTCTGCTCAAAAACCTCTTCTAGACCTAGAACCTCAAGAAGCCTCTCGTAAGCGTTATTGTGAATAACTTCTACATTAGCCATTACGAATCCAAGATCACTCAAAGATGGGTGGGGCAAGTTATCTCCCAACTTACTCCAAAACTTCTTGACGGCTACTTCGATTTGTCCAATAGCCGAAAGAGTGCGAACAATAATCTCACGTTCTTGATCATCAAGGTTAACATTGAAGTCTTGGATATCCGACGAAAAACTGAATTCCTTATCGGTCCAAAATCCATTGTGCATTGCTTCGATGAAATCTCCTGCCCAAGAATAATGGTCAGGCTTACGAGATACTTGTTCTTCAAAAATCATAACAGAGAGAGTTACACTTATACTCATAATTCCTCCAACCTCAAGCGGAAATTTATTAATTTTTTTTTCTTGACACAACTCTAATTTTTCATATAATACCGTTAGACGAGAGAGAAGCCTGAGGTTTCGTTCCCTTTATAGAAAAGCCTCTGAAAGAGAAATCGAAATCATGTTTGATTACGTTTATATTAATCATTATTAATAATGATTAATCAATATTAGTAATATCCGTTGTTTTAACTTAAAATCAGAAATGTGCAAACGGATCAAGAACTAATAAACAAGGTCAAAGAAGACCAAGACGATCAAAGTCTTATCGAAATAATCAACAGACATTCAGGAGTTTACCATAGTATGGTAGACAAATTTTTATCTGGGGACTCAAATAATGCAGAAAGGAACACTCTATTGCAGGACAAGGAATTCACCATTTATAACTCTGTAATGAAATACGACTCTTCAAGAGGTGCTAAATTTCCGACATACCTAGCTAACGAAGCTAAGTGGAAATGTTTAAATACCTTGACGAAGAAGAAAAAGTTTAGAGAATGTCCTATAGACGAGGTGACAAAAGAACCTCACGATGATGATTATTTAGAAGTTAATCAAAAATCTGAGGTTTTTTCTTTATTTATCAATTTTGTAGAACAAGAAAAAGACCCCAGAATGAAAAAAATTATTGACATTAGATACAATAGTTGCTCTAATAAGGTAACTCCTTGGAGAAAGGTAGCTCATTCACTAGGAATGAGCATTCAAGGGGTGATAAACATACACAACCGTTGTTTATCAAAGTTCAAAAAACAATCAGAAGATTATGTATAACAATATTACATCAGTAGGGTATCTTGTAAAAGATCCAGAAACACGCCAGTTATCCGGCGGGAAGTCAGTAACTAAACTTCGCGTGGGTATTTCACCAAGTAATGCTAAAACAAAATGCTTCATTGATCTTGAGGTGTGGGATAAGCTTTCCGAAATCGCCTCTAAGTACCTCACTAAAGGTCGAGAGTTTGTTTTTTCAGGAGAACTGGCGATGGATACTTGGACAAACAAGGAAACAGGGAAACCTCAATCTAAGTATTTCATTAGAGGAAACAGTATTCAGTTCTTGAATAGCGGAAAGAAGGAAGATTCTAGTAATACTTCTAACTCCACTTCTGCTGTTCCTGTAGCCGCAGGTGCAGGTGGAGATGATGAGCCTCCCTTTTAATGAAGATCTTAGTTGATGCCCCCATCAACTCTCTAAGCCTCGGTAATGTTTCTTATAACATTATCCGAGAGCTTTTTGAGAAAGGTCATGATGTAGGGATTTGGCCAACAGGGAAAGTTGATTTATCAGCTTACGATGTATCTGAAGAGCTGAAGGACAAAATTCTTCAATCTATTGATAATAGATACTCATTCCTGAAACCTGAGATACCAGTATTAAAAATATGGCATCTTAACGGGTCAGAGAATAGAAAAAACGAGAAACAATATCTTTTTTCCTTTTATGAGTGTAATAAACCTACGGACCAAGAAATAAAACTCTGTGAAGCTCAAACCGAAACGTTCTTCAGCTCTAAACATGCTTCTGATCTGTTCAGCAGTAGCTTCTGCCCTTTGGGTTTCGACAAAGACTTCTACGAAACAAAAAAAGAGTACCTAAGTGGAATTACCCATTTTGGTTTAATGGGCAAGTTTGAACATAGAAAGCATACAGGTAAGATAATCAGAACTTGGTTAAAAACCTACGGTAATAATCCGAAATACCAGCTTTCATGTTTGATTAATAATCCTTTTTATAAACCTGAAGATATGCAGAAAACTATTGATGCTATCTTACAAGGGCAAAGATATACAAATGTTAATTTCCTTCCTCATTTAGAAAAAAACGAAGAAGTTAATGATTTTTTAAATGCAATTGATATTGACCTTACAGGATTGTCTGGAGCAGAAGGCTGGAACCTCCCTGCTTTTAACGCAACTTGCCTTGGCAAATGGAGCGTTGTTCTTAATGCCACATCTCATAAAGATTGGGCTAACGAGAATAACTGTATCATGGTGGAACCTTCAGGAGAAGTAGACTGTTACGATAATGTCTTTTTCAAAGAAGGGTCACTCTTTAATCAAGGAACATTTTATAACTGGGAGGAAGAAGATGTTGTTGAGGCTATGAAACGAGCTGAAAGTAAGGTGGGACAAATTAACACAGAAGGACAAAAGTTGGCAGACAGGTTGACTTACTCTAATACTGTAGACGCTATTTTATACCGTATCTTCAAGGATTTTGACGTGGCATAAATCATGATAATAGTATTGTATGATTAATACATTATTTGATAACTTGTTCGAAGACTATTCAGTCCAGCCTTATAACACCCTTAAAGACAAAGGTGATTATTATGAGCTAAGAGTCGAACTGCCGGGGGTTTCTAAAGAAGAGGTTTCAGTTGAAGTAACAGACGACCTGTTAAATATTGAAACCAAGTCTGAAGAATTAAAGAAAAAATTCTCTGTTAAATTAATGAAAAAAGTTTATACAGAAAATATTACTTGTCGAATGGAAAATGGTTTATTGCAACTAGAGCTTCCAAAAAAAGGAGCTTTAAAACCCTCTAAGATAAAGGTAAATTAACTAAACGGGGGTGGAAACGCCCCCGTTTTTATTTATAATCAAATATGCCTTTGTATACCTACCGTCATCCAGATACAGGAGAAGAGAAAGATATTCTTCAATCAATGAATGATGAACATATCCATATCGATGAGTTTGGTCTTGAATGGAAAAGGGTTTTTAGTGTGCCTCACGCCTCTATCGATTCAAACATCGATCCTTTTAGTCAAAGACAATTTGCTGATAGTACAGGAGGAAAGAAAGGCACTTTTGGAGATATGTTTGACTACTCCAAAGAGATGAGTGAGAGGCGAGCTGAAAAAGCAGGAGGAGTTGATCCAGTCAAAAAGAAATACTTTGAGGATTACTCCAAAAAAACAGGAGGGAAGAAACACACGGCGCAAAGCAAAACTTACGAGAGTAAGAATGTTAAGGTTGATTATGATTAGAGACCGAATCTAGATTTGGTGGCATTGTAGTTCTGGAGAACCTCTGCTACTGTTAAAGCTTTGTTGTATACATGAGCTGAAGAACCGTATGCATTAGTGGCGCTACCATGCGCCCCGTAAATTACAAAATTAGAATCAAACGAGTTTGTATTGCCTGATTTAGTCGTGCTACTAGCAGAAGACAAACTCGCATCTTTTATCATGTGAACTTTTGTTGTCGTACCATCATATGTACCTACGCAATAAATCCACTTATTGGTAACCATTGCTCCTGATATGCTAGCAGAAACGCAAGTAGAAGTGTCGTTATAAAAGTGCAAAGTGGAATTTGACGCTACTAAACCTAGATTTTTAGAACAGCTATATTTCAGTGTGCCTATGAGACCTTTCAGGCTTCCAAGGGCTTGTAAATTAACCCAAATTCCCATACTGATATTAGTCTTGTTCTGTACCAAGCTTTTCGCTGTACTCCCTAAATCACATTTTTCATTTGTACCATCAAAAAGAAATATACCGCCATTATTTGAACTAAAAGTTGTTCCACCTCCTAATGTTCCGTTATTACTACCTATTCTATCTGCCCATATGCTACCACTTCCGGGATAAGATATTTTGTCAGAACTGTCCAAGGTTAAAACTAGCCCATTAGTAACAATATTCTTGCTGTTTTTTATTTTTAAACCCATTTTATTGATTTTTTATTTCTAAGCTAAAACTCAAAGAATAATTCATTTGGTCATTAACATTCATTGAGTAAGACAAGTTTTCTAATCTTAAATCCTCAAATGAAAAAGTATTCTGATATTCTTCATTGGTATCTACAACTTGGATATCAAAATTATAAGTTGATTCATTAGTTATTAAATTTGCAATCTCTCCTGTAGCAAAACCAGAAACCGCAAACTCTAAATTGACATCAGATTGTATAGGATATTGAACTTTACGGTTATAAGGATAATCACTGCCTAAACCAAACTGATCTACTCTATTAATTGGAATATTAAACGAAAATGATTGTAAATGCGCGTCCCCACTAATAGGAGCGCCACCAATCTGTAAATTTTGCAATGTTACATTAACGCCTGTAGGACTACAAAGTGGAGGAGAGAATCTATTTACGTTACTATAATAATCTAAACCAGAAATACCAGCGTCTTCTAGTTGAACAACACCAACATTGGTGTTATTACCTGACTGTAAATTGATTGCTGGATTTAAAGACTCATCAAATGGGCCTTTTTCCATCTTAATATTTGAGCATTTATAAGATGTAGACACTACTGGCATGGACCCTATTGAAAACCCTAAAGAATAACTCGTCAAAAAAGCGTTACCGATAGAGATGACCTCCGAATTAGCAGTTAAATTCCCAACTTCTGAAGATTTATTTGTAACCATATCTGAACCTTGGTCTTCATGATTTATTATATAAAAATTTTGATCCTGATTAGTATAACCCTCAAAAAATCCCGTACCTTGGTAAGAAGGATTAGCATCTACCAAACCTAATAAACTTTCGTTTAGCATTGCTGGTGTGTAATAATAACTAATAGACAAATCAACATCTGGCATTCTAGTAATATCATTAATAGATAAATTTTGAGAACTAAGCTGTTTTGATTTCTGCCTTTGCTGAGAAAAACCAACAGACACACTCTGAACGGTACTCATATAAGCTCCACTCATGGCGTCCCCAACCCTATCACTAGTGGAAAACGCTGGTCTTTGCCCAGCAATCACAAGCGAATTATTACTTTTTAAAATATCTCTAGCCATATTAAGTTCCTGTTGGGATTACACCTAAAACATCTTCAACTAAAGTTAAAGATAGATCATTTGAGTTTTTATATTTCCAAGTATGATCCCATTCTGGGCAGTACATAACTTTGGGTCTATTATATACAGATGGTATCTGATGTCTGAATCTTCTATAACCCGCTTTATTCTCTAAAAAGTGTAACATGCATTTTAATTGCTTATCACTAATGTTGTTAAATTCATAAGAAACGGGGAATGATGCATTATTATCTTTTGTTTTTATTCTTTTCGTAAAAGAGTTTTTAAATTCGATCTTTTCGTTTTTCAATTGAACTTCATTTTGTAACCCTATGTCAGGCTTAAAGAAGAAGTCTTGAGACCAAGCTGAAGAAGCTCCTGTAGGAGAATTAGCGGCAGAAGAAGTATGGTCTCCTGAGCAATAGTAAAAGTTGTTTAATTTGTTTGTATTGACCCCTGTATATACCACATCATACTTTTTATAATTATTTGAATATGCGAAACTTTGAAAAGATAAATTAGTAAAATTCATTCCAGACCAATTAAATAAACTAGGAGATTGGTCTACAGTGTATTTTACAGCGACTTCATAATGTTGATTATTAATATGATTAATTCCGTAACTGTCAGAAATACCAGATAACGATTTATATATCCCGCTGTTATCTATATTGAATTCAAAAAGCGTATCTCCATTTTTGCTTTCTATAAATGCCGCTATTTTTCTAGCGTTAGTTTCATTTACGTCATACCTAACTTGATATTCAGCTTCTAAATTGTTTAGAGAAGATGGGATTATGTTTGTTTGAAAATCATCTACTTCGTAAGTAAACGATTTTGATCTAAACGAAACTTTTGACCCATATACAGGGGTTAAACTAAGACCTGAGTAATCAGTTTCTACTGTTACTCCAGAAATATTAGAATCTCTATTATAAAACAAATCAGAAGCCATGACCAATATAATTTAAATTTAAAACTAACGCTCCATCAGCTGAAGCGGATAAAGACTCACTAACTAAGGAAGCATTAGGAATACTTAATGATTGAATATCAGCTCCTCCCCGACCATTTATATCAAAACTAATAGTTTTGTTTTCCCTGTTAGTTAAAAAATTAAAAGCTGATTCAGGTAAAGCTTGATCGACTTCTATTTGAACTTGAGCAGAATATTCTAATGGGGGGATCAACTCTACAGCAACCGCAGATTCTTGGCCAATGCTATACTGAGGTTTTCTTTCCGCTTTGATTGAGTAATCAAAACCAATTACACGGTTTGTGGATGAGTTGTCACAGGTTATACTTATAGATCCTTGAGACGGTATATCTATAGAGCTTATGCTTTCAGAAGACAAGGTTTGACTAGATTGACTGACTAATTCATCGATAATTATGAAATCAGCGTTTACTTTAGGCACAGAACCAACAGCGCAATTAACAGAATAGTTATTTAAGTAACCACTATCAAACTCATATCGTTGACTGTTGTAAGTCACAGATCCCGAAGTGCTTGATGCTCCTGTCAAAGCTAAAACAGGATCATCATAAATAAGATATCTAGATACAGATAAAGTCTGTTGTGTAGCTGCACCAACAGTAGTTAATCCGTTTTTGGACCCTAGTATCTTAGATGTCGTCGCATTATTGGAATATGAAATACTAGCGGAATCAACACCAGATAGGTGTTTCCCCGCAACACGGACCTCTACTTCTTCATTTAGTCTTGAATCAAACATTATCTCCTAAGTTGTCCCCCCAATCTTTTCTCGTCAGCAATGACCTGCTTAACAGCAGATTTGATTTTCTCGGATAGGTTTCTTTGCTCCTCAGAGGCTCCCTGACCACCGACACTACTTTCGGACCCGTTAGATCCATTTACAGTGATACTGATGTTACCCGCCGTCTGAGAGTCTTCTGTGGCCCTTATAAGCTCATCTAGTTTAAGAACTAAATCTGAATTGTC